CCGGCCATTGCCTCCACAGCCTGAGAGGCGACGTATAGCCCCGTTGCGGCTAGCGCGTACCCGGAGGCCTTCGCAAGAGCAGCCGCCGCCGCTGCCCAATCGAGGGCGAGCCCAAACGCCACGGCCAGGGCTGTCTGAGCCCCCGCCATCGCGGCCATCTCCTCCGCGGCGGCGCGTAGAACGCCCGCCACCACCTTCAGAGCCGTCTGCAGGAAGCTCAGCTCCGCAGCCTTCTTTCGCGCCGCCGCCTCCTCAGCGGCCTTTGCCCTCTCCTCGGCGGCCAGTTTTTCAGCTGCGAGCTTCTCCTCCTCGGCCTTTTTCACGGCCTGTTCTAGGTCGTAGATGGCGCTCTTCTCGTACGCGATGCGCTCATCCGTCATCCGCGCTCGGGCCGCGTTCGCCTCTTCCTCGGTCAAGAGTCCGCGGGCGACGGCCTCGGCAATAAGCGCCTCGCGCTCCTCTACTGTCTTCCCCTCACGCTGCACTTGCTGAATGAACCGCTCCGTTGCTGACATGCGCGACTGTTCGTACCTAGACTGCGCCGCCTCCATCCGCGAGAGGTACGTTTCCTGCGCTGCCTCCATGTCGCGCGCGTACATCTCCGCTGCCGCGATGTTGGCTTCGAACATGTCAAAGATGGCTTCTCCGACAGACCGCCCGATCTCTTCGGCTCCGTCAATGAGGATCCTGCCGAAGTCCTGCCAGCTGAACGTGAACTCATCTAGCTGCAACAGCCACGATGTAACCCATTCCGTCGCGTACTCGATCACCTTGCCGAACGCTGTCCGTGCGGTGGGGACGAACCGTTGCAGCCCAACTCCGAGCTCTTCTAGCTGCCTGATCACCTGCTCTATGGAACCGGCTAGGGCGCTGTTATCGTGGTGGAGGTTCTTCTGCATCGCCCGTAGGGCTTCCAGCGTCGGGAGGGCGTCTTTTGCGATCTTCTCCCATTCGTCTGTCCCTACCGTCACACCCTTCAGGGCTACGATGTATCCGTGGGCCGCCAGGCGCAGTTCAACGTAGGCCTCGCGCTGTTTCTCGGCGTCTGGGAGAATCTCCTTGAACTTCTCCGTCAGCCCTGGTAGCGCAACCCGGCTCAGCTCGGCGATAACTGCAGACAGATCCCGCGCCGCGTAGGTGTACTGTGTCGCCGATGCCGCCGCCTCAGTTGTAGCAGTCGCAGCCTGCGCGGCAGCTTTGGCCTGTTCGGCTCGCAGCCGCAGCTCTTCCTCGATCGCCCCCGTGATGGAGGAGCGGTAGCCCTCTACGAACTCCTCCATCTGAGGGTACGCCTTGACAAAGCCGTCAAGGACCTCATCTATCGCACCGCGCCAGTACCCCAGGACCTCGGTCATGTCCGCGCCAGCGCGTGCCATCTCAGCTGCCTGACCGGCTACCGTCTCCAGAGCCTCTGCCAGTAGGTTCAGGTGCCCCTGGTTCACCCCGTACTCGTCTCCGAGAAGGATCAGCTGTTCGCGTTGCTGTTGTAGGATCTCGGAGAGCTTCTCGGAATCAGCTTGTAGCTTTGCTATCGCATCGGCAGAGTTGATCGCATGACCGACTAGAATCCCCAACGCCGCGCCTATTCCTATGATTGCCGCCGCGATCGGGTGGGTTGTTACCCAGAGGACGGCGAACGCACTACTGATCAATCCAACAGCCCACGCCACGGTGCGACCGTTGTCAATAAACCACTGCAGGGCTCCGGCGACGCTCTGGAAGATGTTCACCGCCATGTCGCGGACTTTGTCCTGGTTACGCTCTAGGAGATCAATAAAATTGAGGATAGGCTCTTCTAGCGCCTCGCCGATCTCGATTAGCGTGACGTCCCACCACGAGCGGAGCTTGGAGAACGTCCTGGAGAGCCCGGATTCCATCTCCTCAAAGGCCGCATCGGTCGCCCCGGCGCTTGCCCCCATCTGTTCGACTTTGTCGCGGAACCCGTCTATGTTCTGTCCCGTCACTCCGAGGACGGCCATCGCTCCCTCAACACGCCCGAACAGGGAGGCCATGGAGATACCTGTCTTGTCTGAATATTGCCGGAGCAGCTCTAGCGCGTCGGCAACGGAGCCTCCTTTGGCGATGAATTCCGGGAAACTCTTCCCAGTCAGCTCAAGGAATACCTTGGACGCGTCAGAACCGTCCTTCGTGAGCGCCACGAGCGCGGCCCGAATCTGTGTCATTGCGACGGTAGTCGGCGTGCCCTGCAACGTCAGCTGCGCCATCCAGGCCGATACTTCCTCGAAACTCACCCCGAGCTGCGCCGCGATGGGAGCTACCTGGAAGAGCGAGGCGGAGAACTCTTCCATTGTTGTTTTGCCGAGCTTCACCGCCGTGAACATAATGTCTGAAGCCCGCGCTGCAGACAGGGTCTCCGCTCCGTACGCGTTGACAACTGAAGTTAGACCGTCAACGGATGTTTTTAGATCGGTAACACCGCCGATCGCCGCCTTCCCGGCTGTGCGCAGGAAGTCGAGTACGTTCTCCTTCGGAATGCCAGCGGAGATCGCCTGGTAGAGCGCTGGGACAACCTCTTTCGGTAGAATTCCGAGCTCTTCTGACAGGTCCTTGACGCCCTGTGTTAGGTCCTCTCTAATCTGTTGATCTAGGCCGGGGAGGAGGGTGAACACCTCGTTCATTCCCTTCTCAAAGTCCGCGAACGCTTTGACCCCGGCTACCCCCATCCCCACGAGCGCCGCTCCCGCGGCGGCGGCTCCGGCAATGAGGGCCTTGTTGAGCTTGTCACCGATCTTCTCGAAGGTCGCTCCCATCCGCTGCCCGACGCTTTGGGCCTCGGATTCAACTCCCCGGAGCTCGGCGGAGATCTCCCCGCGGTTGATCGCGATCCGGCCCACCAGCTGGAAGATCTCCACTTAGCTCACCTCCTCCTCTTTCGGTCCGCTGCCCTGATCCTCTCCGCGATTTTCAGGGCGTCCTCTGCCGTCACGTCAGGCTCCGGAGCCTCATCCTCGGAGAGCCCCAGCATTCCTAGGTACTCCCCGAACCCCATCGCCCTCTGTCCCTTGGCCTTTGGCATCATGGCGTATTGCTGCCATGCCAGGAACGCTATCTCCCTCAGTCTCTCTCGCTTCTCTTCCCCTTGCCTGCGCGCTGCGATCCTGACGCACTGGACGTAGCGGGCGTAGGGGAGGGCGAGGATCTCTCCGTCTGTCCAGCCGTATCGGCTTTGGAGGATGTCGATTTGCTCTGGAAAAGAGATCGCATCCCCGGAGCCCGCATCGCGGCCTGCAATCGATCGAAAAAAGCGCGCACGTCCTCGTGTGTGACAAGCGCCTCCACAATCTGAACCTCAGACCCCATCGGGAACTTGTTCGGGTCGGCCATGTCCTTGGGCTCAACTCCGATCACAGATCCGAGGAATTCCAGCACCTGCCGCTCCGCGAACGGGGCCCCGGCGAGGATCAGCATCCCGAGGACCTGTGGATCGAGCGTGTCCAGGCTACCGACCTCCCTCCCTAGTCCGGCTACTCCGGCGGCTACGATCTTGGCCAACCTCAACGTGTCCAAAATCCCCAGCCGCCGGATCCGGTACGTCACGCCAGCGATCTCGATGGACGGTGGCTCGTAGGTCAGAGCCGCCGTGCCAGTGTCAATCCGATCGTCTTCCACTATCCCCCCTTATTCACCGCTCCACGAACCGTTCGTGAGGTTCACCGTCTCGCCATTTTCGTTCATGACCTGGAGATCTGTACCATCGAACCACAGCACTATCGTGCCAGCGGATGGAGTTTGCGGATCCCCGGCTGTACCCAACACGATGTACGCCCCGGCCCCTGTAGGCACCTTCAACCCGCCCGTGAGGGTGGTGAGGCCGGTGACCCCCAGCGTCCCGGCGATCGCCGTATTCCCTGTTCCCGCCGCGATGGTGAACTTGTTGTAGCTCGCTCCGAACGCGACGTTGCCCGATGCTGACAGCGCCCCCTCCAGCACGAGAGGGGGGGTCCATATTAGCCCCGACCCCGTCGTGAGGGTGCCTGCCACGTCCAGATCTCCAGCGATCTCTACGTCTCCGCCATGGATCGCCCCGGAGAGCGTGTCCAACCTACCATCCGGAGTAACTCCGCCGATCACCGTCCCATCTCGCGCTGTCCAGTAGACGCGGTAGTCGCGGCTCGACAGCGAAAACACAGCTATGCTGCAGACCATGAGTAGCGCGCACGCTAGCAGGAACCGCTTCTGTTTTGTCATAGTCTCCGCCTCCTACGCCTCAGTGGGCCAGCGGATCTCGAACGGGAATTCGGGGTCGTACTCGCCCTCGCCCGGAGGCTCAAAGTGCCCCTCCAGGCGCAGCTCCGACACCATCTCCCCGTTCGCCACGAAATCCATCGTGAACCCTCCGCCGCCGAGGACGTTCTTTAGAATCACCACAACGGGCTGGTTTGTCCCGCTCACGCGGCCCACGAGAGCGCAGTTTGTGAAGTAAGCTTCATCACTGATCTCTGCCAGCGTGAGCTTCGTGTAGCTGTCGCCGGGATCGTACTCCTCAGTCTGTTCCAGAGTCGCGTCTGGGGTAAGCGGGAATGTCAGGGTCCCGAGGCTGGCCACGAGCCCGGTGGCCTTCGCGGAAAGGGCGAAGGTGATCGTGAACGGTGTCCCCTCACCTGTAACTGACTCCACAGATCCGATGCCGAACAGGCGCTCCAGCTCGTGCTTCACAGCGTCTGCATCGTCCTCTAAGTCCAGCTGCCTGCTCCAGTTGCCCTTGCCGTCACCGAGCTTGTAGTACCCTCCAGTCGCCGACCCAAGGTCAAGCTCCCACTCCTCTCCCTGCGCGGTGCCGCTCACCGACTCCTGCACGAGGCCTGGAATCGCTGCGAGAAGGTTCGCCACAGAGAACTCGATCATGTTGCAGCGGAGAACGGGCTCTACGCGATCTATGATCCGACCGCCTCTGACTTTCCCCTTCACGCCGTCAACCTCAACGTCCCGGATTGTCACACCGGGCTCGAAAGTGTTCCCTCCGCGTGTGGCCCCGAGTAGCCGCTCAGTGCCTAGATCGTAGTCGAGGTAGACCGCTCCAGGGCCGACAACGAGCCTCTTGAATGTATCCGCGTTCAGGCCCGTCCGTTGATGTGCCACAATCAATCACCTCCAAACTTCTCTCCCTGGCGCACGTAGCGCAGGGTCCATCTCGACATCCAGCGGTGTACGCTGGCGTTGTCGGTTTCCATAAATCCGCTTGACGTCTTTACAATGCGCACCGCCTCCGCCATTCCTCCGGTAGTGGCGATGCTTTGCCCGTCCAGTAGCCGCGTGATCTGATGCCCCGCGGCCTCGGCCCGCTCAGGTGTGGGAGCGTAGTCCCACAAGTCTATCGCTAGATCTCCCGTAGAAAGCCCGTCAGCATCCAGATCCGGGAGATCTGTTATCTGGTACGTGATGTACGGCAACTGCGCGTTCTCTGGAGCCCAAACGTGGTAGATCCGCGGCTTCGCACCGAGGATCTTTGCCAGTTCGGTATCCTGGCGGAGGATGGTAAGGATCGCGGACGTGATGTCTGCTAGCACTCCCATCACCACCACCTCCCACCGATAATCTGGTAGATCTGATCGCGCATGTTGTTGAACGCAGGGAGGAGCCAGGGGCGAGGTTGGACACGGCGGTTCCCGAACTCAAGCTCCGCTCCGTAGCGGAGCGCAGTTCCAACCAGGGCCACGGTTTCGCTCTCCGTCACGCGCACCTCGCGCACGATGCTGCCCTTCAGGCGCCCGGTAGGGACAGCGGGAGCTTCTCCGGGAGCGGATGCGGTGTACCATGCGCCTTTCGTACCAGGAACCTTGTACCGCCTCCCGCGCTTTGGGCCCGACATGAGATTCATGGCCTCGCCTCGCACGAGTTCGGCGGCGCGCTCTACGCGCGACTTGGCCTCGCTCGCGATGCGCATCTCAACAGCGGCTCGGTTCGATTCAAAGTGAATCGTGTCAGGCATCCGCGCCATTCTCTCCGCCCTCGCCGTCCTCGTCTCCGTTCTCCTCTACCACTTGGACCTCATGCGGAGGTTCCTCGCGACAGAGGATTATTGTGTACTTCCCTGTCCCGTCTGGGTCTATCGGAGGCTGCGCTGGGATCAGGCGTACACGAGGATTCAGCATGTTCGTTGCCCAACGGAACCGGAACTTACCGAACTCCCAGGTCTTCCTCCCAGGCACGCGCACCTCGCGCGTCACGTCCCCCATCAGCTGCTTATACGTCGCTCGGGCCATTGCCCCGATAGGAAGCACCCTGGCCCACACGATAGGTCCGCTCTCCGTCCATGTCTCAACGGAGCCCATCGGACCGTCGGTATGAGTTAGCGTCTCAACCACGAGGCGGTCTCGTTCGTTCACAGTCTCACCGTCCTCCAGGGGGCGAGGAGCGAGTAGTCGGGCTCCTCCCCCCACGTGACGGAGTCCCCGCCGCGGCTGGAGCCCTCGCTCGTGCGATCATCTCGCCGATTGAATCTCCAGGCCACGTATCGGTAGCACCACAGCCGGACAGATTCTGGGAGCTCGGACTCCTCGCCATCATCATCATCGTCCAGGTAGTCGAGGTTCGTTCCGACGTACTGTTCGGCCAACTCGACCGCGACAGCCAGCATGAGACGGAGCTCGGAGAGGAGAGGGTCCTCCTCCTCTTCTCCTAGATCCTCCGGTGGGAGAGTAGAGAGGCGGAGGTACTGCAGGAGCCCATCCTTCTCATCTTCCCACGTCATGCGGTCGGCAATCACGCCCATCGGTTACCTGTCACCCCTTCTTCCGAGGCTTGCCCTTCTTACGGGTGGCTGGCTTCGGCTCAACACGTGTTTCCGGAGCGCTCTTGACCCGTGTCGCCGGTGGCTCCTCTACAGTGCGCACCCATCCGAGGCGCACAAACCGCGAGAGTGAGGGGGGGAGGTCAAACTCCTCCCCCTCTTCTACCTTCTGCCCGCGTACAGTCAACGGGCGCATGGCAATAACTCTCATCTCCGGTCACCTCACCCTTACCGTTCGTCTATTGTGTGGGTCCCATCCTTCCCCTTGTCCGGATCGAGAATGTCGAGCGGCTCTGTTTCCGCAGGCCACGCGACGTAGGGGATGGCGTAGAGCACCGTGATCCTAGCCTCGCCAGCGGTGGATGCGGTTCCGGTTTGTGTCACCTGCGCCTTCACGAGCTTGTCCTCTTCCTGCGCAGCAAGCCCATTGGCGCCAAGGAGGTACGTACCGACTACACCGCTTTGAGCGTCAAACGCTGCCACGATCTCGTTGAGCGACGCTCCGTATCCGACGTCAATTGTGGCCGCATCCCCGGCGTCAAACTGTGCTACGAGATCGACAATAGCCCCGACAACGATTGCCCCCTGCGGGATGTAGCCCAACTCGACTTCGGTATCGGTGTGCAGCACGTCGGCCACGAGGGCGCAGAGAGGGTAGCGTGCGGCAACTCCTGCAATCCGCAGCTCATCCCCCTCTGCCTCTGGTCTGTATCCGCGTTGAATCTGTGGCATCATCTATCACCCGCCGTTGGTAGGCTCAACCAGAGCCGCGAACGCATCGGGCCGGATCACGCCACCGAGCACGCGCTTTGTCACGAGGAACCCTACCAGCCCGGCCTCCGCGCGAAGCTCTACCAGCCGCTGCACGGTGATCCCCCGGCGGTCGCGGATCGCGTAGCCGGAGCGAAAATCTCCGAACAGCACGTATGGAGTGCCCGACGTGGGGATACTATCCGGGATGGTTGGCATGAATTGCGAGGTAGCTGTCGGATAATTCCAGATCCGCGCGGGAACCCCAGCCTGAGCCGATGGCTGCCAAACGTAGCGACCGTAGCCGTCAACCTCCAGCATGAGCGCAAGCTCGGTGCTCGGATGCATCAGGAACGTCCCGCCGACGCGGTAGGCATCGGGAACCTTGTACGTGAGCGCGAGCAGATCACCCAGCGTCACCGTCGCGGTCGTTCCAACCTCCAAGGGCTTGATCTGATAGGCGGCCGAACCGATCCGCGTCAGGATGCCCTCTGGTTCCTTGCCGCCGGTATAGTCGCCGTTCAGGAACCCGTTGTCCTCCGCCGGGGCGATCGCGTTGACAAACGCCTCATTGATCTCCTGGGGGAGGTTGATATCCGTGTCCTCCAGGAGGTCAACGCCGATCCAGGTGCTCCCGATGATGTTCCGGACGTACAGATACTCATCTCCCGGAACCATCGTGCTCTCAGGTAGATCTGCTCCAAGCTCCAGTTTCCCCCACGCGACCGTCACTCCGGTGAGTGAGCGCCGGTGCAGTTTGTCTGAACCGATCGCACGCGCACCGACTAGGCTGCGAAGCACAGACTTGTGCGGTAGCTCTCTCACAAGCTCGGCTTCCATCTCCGCCGGAATCATGATCATTCCGGTAGTCTGATCGGCAACGAGTGCCCGCTTATCGGCTGGGTATTGCGCCCACGCCTCAGGCCCCCGCAGGTAGGCGCGCAGCGCCTTCCGGGCCTCGATCTCACGAGCGCGCTTCTGCTCATCATCGGTCCCGGTTGTGGCCGGGGCCTTGAGGCGGAGTTCCAGGGCCTCCTGCTTGGCTCGCAGTTCGGCGATCTTGGCGTCAAGGCCGGTCACCCGTGCCTCTACAAGCGCCTCTGTGTTGCTCTGTGCCGTAGCGGCCTTGTCCCGCAGCTGCTTCACGAGGACGTTCAGCTCCTCGATCGTAGTGCGGAGTTCGGCCACCGTCGCTGTATCGTTAGGCATGTCTGTCACCTCCGTCCCGCGAGCTCGTTTCCATAGGCCCGCAGGTTGTCCAGCAGCGTGTGGAGGCTATCCGGCACACTGCCGAGGGTGGGCGGCGCAGTAGGCCCTGAGGTGGGTTGCCCCGGCGTCAGGATTCCCCTGAGTGCCCCGATCGTATCGTGCAGGTCGCGAATCACGACCTCCAATCCGGAGCTCCTCTCCCATGGAGGGTAGAGCTCCGTATCGTCCCACGTCTTCCGCATCTTAGCATAGTACCGGCTCATATGCCGCTTCACCGCGTCGCGGTCTGAGGCGGGGATGTCGGTCTGATCAATGCGCGCAGCCGCTGCGAAGATCCCACGAGGTACACAGTGCAGACGGCCATCGATCACGTCTGCGAACGGGAGCCTGTACGATCCGAACAGCTCCGGCGCATCGCTATCGTACCACAGGAACGCCGTCCTGTACTTCGCGTTAGGCTCCTCCTCCGCCCCGGCCCATGCGCGCACGCGCTGCATCGCCTCCGCCGCATCCCACTCCCGATCTCGGTCGGCCAGCGGGAGGTCGGCGAACGTTGTGGCGCCGCGGAGCTGCAGGCCGTCAATGATCGAGGCAACCTCACGCCCCACGTTGAGTAGCTCATCTATGGCGCCTTCACGCTCCAGCTGGCGCATACGCGCGAGCCTCGTGTTAGCTTCACGCACCGCGGTTACCATCGCGTCCGGATTGGAGGCGTAGTTTGCAGTTAGCAGAGCTACCTCGACCAGCTTTACCTCGGTGAAGTGTGTGATTCCGTTCTCATCTTCCTTCCTCCGGATGGGATGGAACCCGTGGCTCATGTCGGTCACGTATCCGAACCGGAGCCCTGCGTACACGCGCTGCGCTGTGCTGTTTCCTACAACGTCCAGCTCGCCGTTCACAAAAAGCCCGCTCTCATCCTCTTCCACTGTAGCGAGGCCGATCGGCTCCGTCGGGTCATGGAACCAGGTAAGCGGGAACCGGCCTTTCCGCTCCTTGATCGTCTTCTTGAAGCTCCCGCGGTCAAAGATTGTCCCGTATGAATCGACAACTCCGAACACAGAGGCATAGCCAGAAAAACTTCCCTCCGGTTCCCCTATGCTGCGGAGATCCATTGTCCAGGACCTCGTCTCCATCCGGCTCATTCTATCACCTCTCAGCTATACGTCTCTGTGCATCGGCAATTCACCGTCTCCCCAGGTTCCCCATCTGGATCGCCTGGGTACATTAGACCGTTAGAATAGCGCTCGTCTAGAGCGCGTTCCTGTCCGTCCATCATAGCATGGCTATCACGCTCGCGCCCGTCGCGCGTTGTTAGCCACCGCTTCTTACTGAATGCCCCGCTCTGCGCGGCGCCCTGGTGCATCCCGTACGACGCCGCGCCGTGAACCTCCGTCCTGGCGATCGTGTAGGAGCGGCTGCGATCAAACGGGACCTCACCCTCGCCCATCCACTCCCCGTACGTGCGCTGGATTCGGCGGGCGATCTGCGCAGTCCCCTCGTTCTCTGCGATCCCAGCGGCGATCTCATCACGGAGCGCGGCCTTTGTGCTGTCGGTTATCATGGTTACTCGCCGCGCGACAACGCGCGCAACGTACTCCGCAACGACTGAGTTCCACAGATCCTGCCGCGTTTGTATCGTGGCGACCGCCCTCTCGGGATAGAGCTCATGTAACACGTCGTTCCCGAAGTACTCCACAATCGCCTGCCAGGACGCGGTCATTGTTTCCGTCCATCCCCTCGCGAGGGCATCGATCAGAGGATCAAGGTCGCGTCCTCCGTTCTGCACGTAGGAGACTGCCTCCGCTCGCTCAGCGGAGAAGCGCTGCTTCACTAGATCCGCGACCTTCGCTTCCCATGCGATCTTGGGGCGGTCAACGGCGCGCCAGTAGGTGTCCAGCTGCGCGTCAGTGGTGTACGATCTGATCTCATCTCCGTTGACGTTCCCTCGGCTCGCCGATCCTCCGCCAACCGGGAAGTAGCTCATCGGGAGGTAGCCGACGTTCCCGCCTGGTACTTGCTGGAATCCGAGCCCGAGCTCTATGTTCAGCTGGTTGAACGGGACACCGAGCCCCCAGTAGATGCGAGCCTCCTCCGCCTTGTCGCGGCGGGCCCCGATCACTGCCGGAGTTTCCGACAGGTCAAAGTCAATGAATACGTCCTCGCCCCATATATCCTGTAACCTCAGGTTGAACCCGTCGCGGAGGCATTTTAGGAGGCGCAGGATTGGCCCTTCCCACATCGCGCGAATTGCCCACCGTTTGTTTTCGTACGTCGCCTCTGCCAGCCCAAGTGCCTCCGGGTGCACGCCGTAGCTCGTGCACACGTCGCGGCTAGACATCTGATGGCTGGCCACAAAGTCGAGCTCTACCGGCGTCAGGGACATCGGAACGAACGACGCCTCCGCACCAGAGACAACGATCACCCTCCGGGCGTTGGCAGAACCAGAGCGCTGTTCGTCTATCTGCTTCACCAGCGCGGCGTGCTGTTGATCGGAGAGCGGAGCTTTGACGCTCACAATTCCGTCGGGCCTGGCCCTGTTGCGCATTGAATAGCGGTTCCAGTCAACCATGGCGTTGTCTGTGTCCACGGTCCTGGCAGCGGCGCGCAGTGGAGACAGCCCGTAGTAGTCGGAGCCTGGATCGTAGAACAGGTGGTGAATAATCTCCTCGGCGGGGTAGACCATCTCCTCGGAGCCAACGCGGTACTGGTACGCCTTAGCCCCATCACGGCCTGGGATCACCGTCACGCGGTCAGGGCGGAGACGGTACAGCTCAACGCGCTGCCCGCTTGACACGGTGAGGCAGTAGTGGTTCCCTGCGAGGAGGATGCACACCGCGGCGCCCTCAACCAGCTGCGACCACGACATGCGCGGGTTCGCCTTGCGGAGGAGCTGCCAACCAGGGTGCGTGTAGGGGGCCTCCTCGGTCCCTCCGTCAGACCGCTCACGCCGGAGAACCCACGGAACCGTGGCAACGGCCCCGGACAGCTCCGTCACGCATCGGTAGACCGCGATATGGGCCCGGTAGCCATCGCGGATCGCCGCCGTGGTGTCCCAATCGGAATGTTGCGGTAGTGCCGTTTCCCAGTCTGGGACAATGATGGGGCTCGCTCGCGGCGAGCGCTGTCTGAGAAGAACCGATGCGACGCGCTCACGTAGTGTCACGTTGCGGTTATACTGCGCATCACCACTCCGTGTCAAGCGGCACCGATCCGGATCTCGTTCTCTCCGCCGGAGAGCTCGGTGATGGCATATACGAGAGCGTCCATGCGATCAGGAGACCAGTCGGCATCTACAGTCCAGCCGCACAACTGATCCTCAAGCTCGTGGTAGCTCCCCACGTGGTGAATGCGCCCCTGTTCGTACATCGCAACCACGGGCTCCGCTCGCAAGACCTTGCCGCGCTTGGCGTGCACCGTAACAAGGCGCGGCATAGGAACGCCTAGCTCCTCCGCACACAGCGCGAGGATCGTTCCCACCATGTCCCCACCCTGGTTCACTTCGGCAACAACGGCGTCGGCATCTAGGCGTGCGGCCAGGGCCAGCACCCGTTTCCCCCACGCCACTGGTGTGTACCGCCCAGATTCGTCCGCGATGCAGTACACGTGGCCATTCTCTGCGATCCCGCACGCTACGATACCAGTCTCATCACTCTCCTCGTGCGCCGTTGCGGCGGGATCAACTGCGATCACGATCCGGAGCAGTGATGGAGCAGCCTGAACGCGAAGCGCGTCTATTGTCGCTCTCGTGAGAAGGGCCCCAGGGATGTCCTCTAGGAACTCCCCCTCGATCTCCTGGCGCCCTAGCGTCGTTCCCTCGTAGCGAGCGATCACGTGACTGAAAAACGCCTCTGGTAGGTTCTCACGGTTATCGTAGGTGCTACCACGCGTTACTACGGAACGCGGGTCCTCCATGATCGCCCGCAGGAACGCGCGGGGCTTCGGTGTCGTTGTGGCAACGATCCGCGGATGCTCTCCCATGCGCATCCCGAGGAGGAGGTTGTCCCACGCGTCGGGGTAGCGCCACGCCGCGATCTCATCACAGAACGCGAAGTCGTGTTGGGGCCCGCGCAGGCGGTCCGGCTCATCTGCGGAGTAGAGGTACGCGATCGCTCCGTCCGCCCATCGGAGGCGGCGCTTGGACGGCTGGTACTCCGGGCGGTCCCACGGAGGAGATACGGCCATGATCCCAGACGGTCCGTCTACCATCACGTCGCGCACGTCGGCGGCGGTCGCCCCTACGAGCGCTATCCTCCGGGCGCGGCCAGCTCTTTTCTCGTAGCATACGGATTCAGAGCCCGCCCTGGTCTTCCCCCACCCGCGGCCGGTAAGGATCAACCAGATGAACCAGTTCCCAGGAGGCATGAGCTGCTCTGGACGCGCGTTCAGCTCCCAGTCGTAGGCGAGAATCCCGAGGTCGCGATCACTCAGTTTCAGGATCTGCGCTCGCAGCTTCGGATGCGACTTTGCGTAGCTGATCGCGGATTTGCTGACCGGCCTCACTGAGTTCAATTTGCAGTGCCCCTCCGCTCGGTCCAGTTACGGATACGTTCCGACGGTCGCGCCACCTGTCCGGTGCGCGGTTGTACAGGATCACCTGTTGCGCGGTGACGTTGCCCTCAAGTGCCGCTTTGTAGAGCGCGTCCTCTACCACCTGCACCAGGGACATCTCTGCCTCCTCGATTGCCCTGGCGAACTCCGGATCGCTCCTGACGTGCGCGCAGATGGTTCCTCGTGTCACACCGACAGCTTCGGCGGCTGCGCCTTTGAGCGCGCCTTTCCGGATAGCCTCTAGGTAGGCTTCCTTTTTAGCCGCGGTCATTTTGTACGGCTTGGCCGACATTATCCGTCCTCTCCGCCGTGGGCCATCATGGTGTCACCGCCAGGAGGATACAAGGCGGCGGGCTCATGAGTCAAGGGAGCGGGCCATCTAGAGGTCATCATGTTCGAACATGTACGGAGTCCGGCAGTT